TCGGAAGATATCGCCGCAGTGTCCGCAGAACACGATGCTGGATAAAGCATACCGGGAGCTGTAAATCCTTTTCTTTCCATCGGCCAGGATATTGGCTCGTCTGGCAATCTCCGCCTGCACCCGCAGGAATACATCTTTGTCAATGATCGCTTCATGACTGCCCTCCACATAGTACTTGGGAGCGATGCCGTTGTTGGCCACTCGTTTCTTCTCCAGGGTATTCACCGTATATGTCTTTTGCAGGAGCGCATCGCCGATGTACTTCTCATTGGTTAGAATCTGTTTGATGTTGCTCTCGTGCCACTTTTTATGGCCAGCTCCGTTTAATACCCCGTCTGCCTCAAGGCCCCGCTTGATCTGCAGAAAGCTCCGTCCTTCCATGTACTCAGCATAGATGCGCTGCACAACGGCCGCTTCTTCCGGATCAATGACGAGCTTTCCATCCTCATCCTTTGTGTACCCCAGGAACCAGTTGTGGTTGATCTGGACCTTGCCTTGCTGATTTCTGAACTGGATGCCCAGGCGCACGTTCGCCGACAACGATTCGGATTCCTGCTGCGCCAGGGCTGCCATGATTGTCATCAGAACTTCTCCCTTGGCATCCAGTGTATTGATATTCTCCTTCTCGAAGAACACCGCGATGTTCATGTCTTTCAGCTCACGCGTATATTTCAGGCAATCGACGGTGTTTCTGGAAAAACGGCTGATCGACTTGGTAAGAATCATATCGATCTTACCCGCCTTGCAGTCCTCGATCATCCGGTTGAAGCCTTCTCGCTTGGCTGTGTTGGTGCCGGAAATACCGTCGTCGGCATAGACCTCAACCATCTCCCATTCGGGATTGCTTTTAATGTAGTTGGTGTAATGCTCGACCTGCACCTCGTAGCTGGACTCCTGCTCTTCATACTCTGTCGAAACACGGCAGTATGCAGCTACCCTTGTCTTCTGGACCTTAGCTGCCGGCTTCTGTGTTCCGATGGTACGTCTGGCCGGAATCACTGTAATGTTTTGTGCTAATGCCATTATCCGCTCACCTCGCTTTGAATCAGGCTATATGCATACTCGGCCTGCTTGATGGGGTCCTGGTATTTTTCCGGCACCCTGGGAATAGAAAAGTTCTTATAAATCATCGGCTTAGGCTGTTTTTTTCTGTCTCTGTTATCCCTGCCCAGGGCTTTCGCTCTTCGGGCCCGCTCCGCTTCAATACGTCGGGCTGTCTCTTCCGTAATGATCGCCGGATAGAAACTGTCACCGAGGTATCTACTGTTTTGAATCATGTGCTTGACCTCACAGTGTGTCATGGTAAGTCCAACATCCGCAGCCGCATTGATAAAGGACATACCGCCGAGGTAGTTCTCACAGATTTTTCTGACCTGCGCAGCCTTCTCTTCATCCACCACGGCCTTGCCGTCGATAATCTTATATCCGTATGGTGTGTGCCTCATGTCATATCCTTTCCCGGAAGGTTGGCCCGCATTTCATAGCAAAGCCAATCTCCGTTCTGTCAAAAACCACGATGTGGTCTACGTGCTCCGTAAAGAGATCATCATCAAAAGCACGCAGCTTTTTCCCTTTGGCCGTATACTTGAGGAGCTTTGTCAGTGCTTCCTGTTGATCGTAGCTACCGCTCATCTGACCGGAAAGCAGGTCCTTTTCAGCAGAAAGCCGCCGTTCCTCATCTCCCAGGGCATCGCTTTCTTCCGCATAGACCGCTGGGTCCAGGAGGCCCTTGGTAAAAAACTGCATGATCTGCTGCCGGCGCTCCATGTTCTTTTCGAGCAATGTCTCGATCTCATCCAGCCGTTCTAAGGTAGCTGCATCGTTGCTGCCTTTTAGCATCTCCAAATATGGAACCAGGACTTTACCGCGTGCGAAGGTCAGCTTATTCATCAGGTTAATGAATGCGACCTTTACCGGCTCCTCCTTAATGGACTTCATACTGCAAGCGTCCTTATCTTTCACATGCATGTTGCAGGCAAACCCAAACCGACTCCCGAGCTTTACGCGCTTCCAGGTCCCGCCGCACTCTCCGCAGATAATCTTTCCGGACATGGCATAGCGGTTCTTGTACTTTTCAGACTCTTTCTGGATTCCCTTTTCCAGACCATTCGCATCAATGATGGCGTTTGCGGCTTCGAAGATCTCCCGGCTCACAATGGCCTCGTGATGATCCTGCATGTAATACTGGTTTTTCTCTCCGTGATTAACATGCCGGTTAAACCGATCATCCGTAAAAGTCTTCTGGAAGATCACGTCTCCGGTATACTTCTCATTACGGATCATGCCGGTTATGACTGGTCCTTCCCACCGGCCGCCACGCTTTGAAGGAACACCTCTTTGATTTAGCTCCTTCGCAATGGTTCCTGACGACTTTCCGGTAAGGATCTCAGAAAAGATCCAGCGGACAATTTCGGCTTGCTCCTCTACAACGATCATCTCTCCGTTCACGTTCTTGTAGCCGTAGGGAGGATACCCGATCTTGAAAGTCCCATTCATGAAGCGTTTCTGTATGCCCCAGGTTTCATTTTCAGAAATGGATCTTGATTCGCTCTCCGCCAGACTTGAAAGAATGGAGAGCAACAGCTCGCCCTCCATCTTTCCGGTATCGATGTTCTCTTTTTCAAAGTAGATGTAGATACCGTCCTGGCAGAGCTTTCGAACAATCTCAATGCTATCGACTGTGTTCCTGGAGAAGCGGCTGATGGACTTCACAATGATGTAATCAATAAGGCCCTTGTCGCAATCATCGAGGAGCCGCAGAAGGCCATCACGCTTTGCCAGCTTTGTGCCGGTCACCCCTTCGTCATAATAGAGGCCGGCATATTCCCAATCTGGTCTTGCCTTGATGTACTTCTCGTAGTGATTCTTCTGTGTTTCCAGGCTGACCAGCTGCTTATCAGTATCGGTCGATACCCTTGCATATGCCGCGACGCGGAGCTTCTTTTTAGCCTTAGCTCCGGCTGCCTCAATCTTTGTTATTCGTTTCATCGTCTCACCGCCTTTCAGATTAGGGGTAGTGTATTCATGCCTCTGATCGCAAAAACTATCAAGTCATTTATCGCAGTATCTTCGATATAAATGGCGAGAAAGATCTGCGGTTTTTGACCATGATTTTGTCGAATTCATCCACAGATATCAGGCCCCGATCCAGGAGCTTTCTCGTCATCTGCTCGGCCAGGATATAGTTGTATTCGTTCTGCATTTCTTCATTGGTCGGCCTCGGAATGTCGTTATAAGAAATCTCACCGCCAGCAATCTTTGTTACCTGCATAGAAAACACCTCCTACCAGGTAGCCTTGGCGGGAGGTGTGATCTGACGGTTTTAGGGAAAAGATCAATCCTTCATATAGAAATCGCAAACATATCCATCTGCACGCAGGATCAATCCGTTGGCCCAGGGCGGAACCCTACCCATTTGTTCACACAGGACTTTAAGGCTCATCTTCGGGTCCGCCTCGATAATCAGCTCATCATGCACGTGGGCCACAATGCTACAGCACCGGAGCGTTTTCATGGCGTACATCAAAATATCCCTGGATGTTGCCTGCACAATGTTCTCGACAAACTTTGGACCATAACTTTCGATCCTTTCCCATTTCTTTGTGCTGCCGACTCCTTCATACGTGACAGACTCTCCGCCAAAACGGTTCTCTCCCATGCGCGGCTTCACATAGGAAAGTGTCCGGCCAGAAGGGAGGCGGACGAAGAGCATACCGCTCTGATAAAAGAACTGCACGCCTTTCACTACCTGGGGTTTCTTTTCGCGGATCACCTTCTTCACAGCGGTATCGACATCCCACCAAAAGCGGACGATGTTCGGATTTGATTGCCTCCAGGCATTTACCAGCGGCTGCAGTTCTTCTTCGGCCAGTCCCATCTCAAGGGCACCCATCGCTTTCAGGGCACCGACGGAGCCGCCGTAGCCGAGCGCCAATTCCGCAATTTTGCCCTTCTGCCTTAAATGTCCGTTGATACCATGTTTCTCGACCGGCACCTTAAACATCTGGCTTGCTGAGGCACAATAGATATCACCGCCGTCGACAAATACCTTTGTGCGCCATTCTTCTCCGGCAAACCAGGCGATGACCCTGGCCTCGATTGCGGAGAAGTCAGCGACATAGAATTTCATCCCATCTGCGGGGATAAACGCAGTCCGAATCAACTGCGATAAGGTATCCGGAATGTCATCGTACAAAAGGTCCAGCGCTTCAATGTTGCCGGCCTTAACCAGGGCCCGCGCCTCGGCAAGATCACTCATGTGATTCTGCGGCAAGTTTTGTAACTGCACGAGCCTGCCGGCAAATCGGCCGGTCCGGTTGGCACCGTAAAACTGGAACATGCCCCGGCACCTATCATCCGAGCAGGCTGCGTTTTCCATCGCCTGATACTTCTTCACCGATGACTTCGCAAGCTGCTGCCGAAGCGACAAAGCTTCCGATACATCACCTTCGGTCTCGTCGATCAGGGCTGCAACCACCTTTTTACCCAGGGTCTCCGTCTCGAGGCCGTTATCAGACAGCCAGGATTTCATCTGCACTACGCTGTTCGGGTTTTCCAGGTCCGTGAGTTTCTTCATGGCCTCCGTCAGCCTGTCTCTCGAAATCTCATCGATTGATAGAGCCTGCTTCACAAACGGCATGTCCACACGGATGCCGCGATCATTGATCTCCTGATCGAGATGGTATTCATCCCAGACCGCATCGGGGACCGGGAACTTTACAAGGCGCTGCTGAATCTGCATCTCCGTTTCCACATCGCGGATGTTGTAGGCTTTGTATCTGGCCCATTTTTCCGGATCATGCTGCGGGAGGTTCCGTGTCCTACCGCCGTTTGATTTTGTCGGATTACAGGGAACCGAAAAGTATCGGATCAGGTCTTTGCCTTCGGTCAGCTTCTGCTTCTCAAGCCCCAGGACAGCACCGACGCCTTCCAGCGAAAGCGGCAGCCCCATGTATGCAGACCACACCATCGAACACTTCCAGGCTTCCGGATTCAGATACCTTGCGCATGCTGTCGAAAGCGGGTGTTTGTCATGAAACGGGTCCAGACTCACACCCTGGTCAGACAGGTAACGTGACAGGCAAACACGTTCAAACTGTGCGTTGAAGGCCCACTTCGTTACCTGATCGTCTGTCAGCGCATTAAGGATCTCCGCAGGTAGCTTCTCACCACAGGCGAGATCCACCGTTGTCACCTCGCCGCCGTCCACGCTGTACCCAAAGAGCAGGATCTCAAAGTCAGGGCTTTCCGCATATTTGTACACACCACACTTCTGCAGACTGACGGAGGAATATGTCTCGATATCAATTTCTAAATTCTTCATAAGCTCCTCCAATGAAAAAATGAGGCGGCAGAGGAAAAAGATCCATGCCGCCTCGGTGTCATTATTTCAGGTATTCCTTCATGCGCTGCTCATGGTACTCAGCGTCACGCTTTGCGCTCTCTTCCTCACGCTTTTCGCGCTTGCGGTTGTTGATGAACTCCTGAACTCCCACGAGAATCCAAGACAGCACCAACAGAGAGAAAGACCCAAGCAGGATGTTCACCAGCAGTTCAGTGACTGCACTTACTGTATTCGCTTCCATCGTCGCACCTCCTTACGCCAGGAAATCTTCATCGTCCAGGGTAGCGAAGTCATCAGCAGCGTTCGTTCTGCCGCCAAGAGGCTCACCGTCACGCACCTTCTGGATGTTACCCAGGCCGCAAGCGATACCCTTGTTGCCGTTGCTATTGAAAGCATAGAAGTTCAGGGAGACGCGGGCATAGCAGCCGCTGTACACCTCGGTCTTGTCCAGGATCGGATTCACAGCCCTGTCAACGATCTGCGGTGCGGTATTGGAGTTCGCGTTGATGAACCAATGCCCCTTATAGGCTTCATCGTCACGCTCCACATCGCCGTCACGGAGCGGGAGCTTGATGGCAGCCTTGTTAGGCTTCTTACCGCCGAACTTGGCGATGCCTTCCTCAATGGCTGCGTCGATCGCCGCGTTAACCGCATTGACCGTTGCTGTATCGCTCTTCGGGATCAGGACGGAAACGGAATACTTCTCAGCTCCGCCGTTGATGGATACGGGCTCCCAGCCGTGGAAGTAAGAGAGTCTCGTGTTAATACCAGTGATAACCTTAGTCTTAGAATTGTTGTTAGCCATTTTACATATCCTCCTTGATTTCGTTAAATTCGTTTGTTGCATTGGCTACATTCATTGCCGGCCGCTTATCCGTCTTCGGAACCAGTGTCGGCTTACCCGGCGGTTTGTAGATGAGGCTGCCGAGTATCTCCTCAAATTTCTGCTTGCCCATGAGCTTCTGCATCTCGGTGAGCGTGATCAGGCTCCTCTTGTAGATGTCCTTGTAACCGGCTTCTATTGCCGCTTCTGCGACTTTCCCTTCGTCCCGGTACTTACGGACAGATCTTCCTTCAACAACTTTGAACCCGCTCCACTCCTTGCCATGGTTCACGGCAGCATCGGTCGCATAGGCAGTGATCTCGTTTGCCCACTTCGTGAGGTCAGGCAAGACCAGCAGAATCTCTTCGATCTCTGCGTCTGTCAGAAGAGGCGGCATCTTGAACTCCATCTGCGCGAGCTTCAGCTTTTCTTCGGCCCTGGCTCTGCACCTTACCGCTGCCCGGCAGAAGGTGCACCACTCACCAGGGAGGTACTCGCCTTCGCCGTTATAGGCCATCAGCGCCTTCGGTTTCAGCTCATTCTCTGCCCAGGCTTTCAGCTCCTCTACCGGGATCGTCCAGGTGCTTACGTTCTCCCGGCGAGGCTGGAAGATGGTCATCGATACCTCTTTAATGTCATACAGGGCATCGTAGAGTTCGAGAGCCCCCAGCGCATAGAGCTTCATCTGCGGATTGTTTTCCGCTTCTACCAGGACTCCCAGCCCGTACTTAAAGTCCACGATGTGGAGCTTGTCGTCCGAGATGATGATGCAGTCCCCGGTACCAAAGCCGTCCGGCACATAACAGGAGAAGTCAAGATGCTGTTCGATCAGAACGATCGGGTCCTTGCAGACCTGCTTTGCCGCTTCGTACTGCTCCATCACGAAGTCCACATAGGCATCAGAACACTCTTCCATTTCATCGGAGTCGTAGTCCGATACCGGACGCCTGCTCCTCATATGAAGGGCTTTCTTCAGCTTGTGCTCGCAAAGAGCATGTGCGGCTGTTCCTTCTCTGGCTGCCTCTGACTCGGAATCAGCAAATTCGAGCTCCAGCCTGGCTGACGGAGTGCAGTTCAGCCATCGGTACGATCCCGAGGGAGACAGGATAGAATGTTTTCCCATCACAGCACCTCCGCTTCTTTCAGGACCGCCGCATAATCTTTCGGATCAAGTTCGCTCAGACGATCTGCGCCATACTTCTTGATGATGGCCCTGACCTCTGCGGTATGTCCGCTGCGGCTCTTGTCTGCCAGAACGCCTCTGACCTTCTCAAGCGAGATGGTCGGCTGTTCTTTTTCCGGGAGCTTCGGGACTTCTTTTGCTTCCCCCGACAGGCTGTCAGTCACGACAGTGCATACCGCCTGGACGCTGTCTGCCAGAGAGCGAATGTCCTCGGCTACCTTCAGGAGCTTTTGTGCAAGCTCAAGCAGTAACTTCGCCTTGTCCATTTGCGTCTCCTCCTTTCTCAGTCTCACAGATGGCGATCTCACCAACGGAATCTCCCGGGATCAGGACCGTAACCCTGCGCTTGTCTCCGAAAAGAATCCGGAGCAGCCTTTCTCGGATGGTGACATTCCTGCAGGTGACGATGCCGCCGGTCTGTGGCTCTTTTGAAACACTGATTTTTAATTTGTGCTTCATGGCTTTTCACCCCTTTCCGAGAGCACTTATCTCTTGCTCTCTATCAGGTAGCCTTGGGAG